GACCGTTCAGGACTCTGACTTCTGCTCGCACCGCATGGCGCGTACCCGGGGTGAGCTGCTGTCTGAGGGCTTCGACCCCGATGTGGTCGCCAAGCTCGACGAGGAGGACATGCTGAAGGAGGATGGGTCGATTGGCCGAGACTCCGTCGATAGCTTCCGCCACGACCGCTTCGGCTTGGATGACTCCCGGGACAGGGAGTATGTGACGCTGTACGAGAGCTACATCAAGCGCCACGACCCCGAGATCAACGAGTGCGTTTACTACAAGTGCATCCACAGCCGTCGGGTGATGCTGGACATCGAGATGGTGGCCGAGATGCCGTTCCGCACCTTCACGCCCTTCCCTCTCCCGCACCGCTTCTATGGCATGTCGCTGGCCGACCAGCTCTGTGATCTTCAGAAGACTATGTCGAGCCTGAAGCGCGGCGTGGTCGATCACCTGATGCTGACCACCACCAGCCGCTGGGTTGCGAACCTCAGCCTAGTGAAGAACCCACGCGATTTGCTCGACAACCGGGTAGGTGCCGTGGTGGACGTTATGTCGCCCAACCCGGAGTCTGTGGTACGACCCCTGCCCACCCCGCAGCTCAACGGCAACGTCTATACGGCGATTGAGAACTTCGAGCAGGAAAAGGAGCAACGCTCTGGATCGAGCCGGATGTCTCGCGGCATGGACTCCACCGCCATCAGCAAGCAGAACTCAAGCGACCTGATCAACACCTTCATGAACGCCAGCAACCGGCGGATCATGGTCATGTGCAGGAACTTCGCCGAGAACTTCCTGAAGCCGTTGATGCAGGACTTGTACCGGCTGGGTGTGGAGTACGAGAACGAAACAGTGATGCTACAGCTCGATGGGTCGTTCCAGCCCGTGACGCCCTCCGCGCTTGGTGACCGCACCGAGATGACGGTGGCCGTTGCCCTGACCCCGGAGGAGCAGCAGGCAGAGGCCCAGAAGCTGCTGACTCTGGACACACAGTTCACATCCAACCCAGCCGACCCGACTGTTGGCGGTCTCTACGGCCAGCAGCAGCGCCACGCCCTTCTGTCCCGGGCCTTCGAGCTGCTGAACATCAAGGACGGGGCAGCGTTCCTGCAAGATCCAAACAGCCCAGAGTTCCAGCAGATGATGCAGCAACAACAGCAGCAGATGCAGCAACAACAGCAAGAGCAGATGCAGATGCAGATGCATCAGGCTGAATTCCAAGCTGATATGCAGTCTCGCCAAGTCTCTGTTCTTGAGGGCCAGCTTGAGCTGGATATTCTGAAAGAGCAGAACAGGACAGTCTTTGATCGTCAGAAGCAGGAGCACACCGAGGAGAATGCTGATTCTAAGCTGTTGATGGAGGCAGAGAAGATGAAGCACGACATGGCTATCCAAAAAGCCGAACTAGCACTGGAAACCGCACAAGGGAGGAACGTAAGCATTGGCTGATCTATCAAGGTTCGATGAACTGCTTAAACGGGCGAAGGAGAAAAAGAAACCCAAGCCCGATATTAAGCAGGTCTTTAAGGAATTCGAGGCATACAGGGCGCAGGCGGCTGCCCCTGTGGCTGAGAAAAGTGTGGGAAGTGAAAAACCCGAAAAACCCGAAAAACCAAAGCAACCCGATGAGGACTTTTTGAAATGAGCGATCTAGAGACGATGGAATTGCATGAGCTGCAAGGTAAGGCAGACGCCGCGAGCGCGATGCTGAACTCGGCGGTTTTCAACGAGGCGTTCCAGCTGATGAATCAGGGGGTAGTTGACCAGATTTTAGCCACACCACCCGAGGCACCCGAGGAGCGCGAAAGGCTCTACGCAATGTTTAAGGCAGGCCAAATGTTCGTGCAGCAATTTGCTACATTAATCAACAACTTAGAGTTGCGTAAGCAACAGGATGGTGAGTAGAATGGCGGAAGCAAACATTGATCCGGCAGAGCAACCCTCTCAAGACTCTTCGGAACAAGACACAATTGATAGATTGACCACGCTGTTGGAGTCCGATCTGGACGAACCAGAGGTTGAGGAGCAATCCGATCAAGAGGCCGATGAGGCCGACATAGTGGAAGCAGAGTTCGAGGAAGCGCCCGAAGAGGATACCGCCGAGGCAGAGGAGGTCGAGGAAGACCCAACCGATGAAGCCGAGGCGAAGGAATCAGACGCTATGTTCGAGGTCGATGGCGAGAGCCTGAGCGCCGAAGAGCTAAAGCTGGGGTACCTAAGACAAAGCGACTACACAAAAAAGACGCAGGCGGTAGCCGAGCAGCGGAAGGCTTTTGAGGCCCAAACCGCAGAGGCCGAGGCGACCATGAATGCGTTGATGTCCGCCGCTGGCGCTGACATTTCGCGTTTTGAGAACGTGAACTGGGAACAGGCAGCGATAGACAACCCTGATCAGTACCGACAGGCCAAGGCGGCCTTTGAGCAGGCACAGTCCACCTACAACTTGATAAAGGCGCAGGCGGATCAGTTCCAGACTCAGCAACAGCAACAGACCGAGGCGGCGCAGAAAGAGGCCGCAAAAGAAAGTCTGACTGTCCTGAAGACCAATATCCCTAACTGGAATAACGATCTTTATTACAAGATCGGGGAATACGCTCAAGGTTTAGGTGTCAGCGGTGAGGAGTTCAATAAGGTCTCCGATCACCGATTGATTACCGCGCTGTGGAAGGCCATGCAGTTTGATCAGGCAAAAAAGGTGACGGCTAAGAAAAAAGCGAAGTCATCACCTACTAAAACTTTGTCTGGCTCCAAAGCCGACTCGACAAAGGCCGTTCAGTCCGAAAGCGCCCGTAAGACACGGGAGCGATTGAGAAAGTCCGGCACTGTTGATGACGCAGCGGCAGCCCTCTTGAACAGGATGCAATAAAATGCCAACAGTAAGCGGCACTCTAAAAACTTTTGATCAGGTCGGTAAGCGTGAAGATGTCGAAGATATTGTCTATGACATATCTCCTACGGACACACCCATGCTCACCAGCATCGGAACCTCTACTGCTGGGGCAACTTTGCACCAGTGGCTGCAAGACTCTCTTGCCCCCGTAGCGACCAACGCCAACGTGGAAGGCGCGGACGCAGGCACAGCCTCTACCGTCACTCAGACCACAAAGACTGCCAACACGCAGATCTTCGACAAGGTGGTACAGGTCTCTGGCACCGCCGAAGCGGTAGGCACATACGGGCGTACAAGCGACTTGGCCTATGCCATCGCCAAGGCCGGTAAGGAAATCAAGCGCGACATAGAACATTCGTTTGTTGGCGCTGGACAGGCAGGAACCGCTGGTAACAGCAGCACTGCACGTCAATTGACTTCCGCTGCCAACCAGATCAACTCTGCCACCACCAACACCGCTGGCTCGAATCGCTCACTCACGGAAGCACTCGTCTTGGACGTGGCACAAAAAGTGTACGAAAAAGGCGGCAACGCTACGCAGATGCAGGTAACGCCCTCGCACTCTGTGACGGTTGCAGGCTTCGCCACGGCCTCTGGCCGCCAGCGAGACTTCGGCAGCAGCACAACGGTAGTTAACTCCGTGGATATCTTGGTAACTCCATTTTCTACAATATCTGTGGTTCCCAATCGCTTCCTCAACGCCAACACCGTGTTGATGCTCGACACCGAGTATTGGTCGCGCGCAGTTTTGCGACCCATGCAGACTGTTGTACTGGCCAAGACCGGCGACAGCGACAAGCGTCAGATGCTGACAGAGCTTACCTTGGTGTGCGAGCACGACGAGGCGAGCGGCAAGATCGACGCACTGACTGCGTAAAGTTTGCTCATCCCTCCCCTGAGCAACGGCGGCCCCTTCGGGGGTCGCCACCCTTTTCTTTTGAGGTGGAAGAATGTCTGAATTGAAATCCCACATTGTTCACGACGAGATTGAGGACAAGCTGCATGTGGCCCACACGCAGGATATTGCCCCAATCATCGCGGACAACATCGCCCGATCTAACGAGATCGACAAGCACGCCAAGTACGGCGAAACAGAGCGCGTGGCATCCATACCTATGGTGGTAGTGCTCCAGTGGATGAAGGAGGGGATCAATGTCATGAACCCCACCTACGAGGATCAGAAGAAGATCAAGCAACGCCTGAACAGCCCGGAGTATGCGTACCTAAGAACCCGAGGCGGTAGAATATGAGCCTATCAACCTACGACGGCCTGAAGGTCTCTGTTGCGGATTGGCTTAACAGAGAAGACCTAACCAACGTCATACCAGATTTTATCGAGCTTGCGGAGAACCGCATCTTCCATGAGCTCCGAGCGCCAGTTAACGAGAAGACTATCCTTCTAACCCTGAGCAGCGACGGCTATGCGACTTTGCCGTCCGACTTCTTGGAGGCCAAGGATCTTTTCTGGAACTATGATCCCCTGCAACGTGTCAGCCTGACGCAGATCCACAACTACGTCTCGCGCTCAGGAACAAGTCCAGAGGTTTTTGCACGAGAGACCTATCGCCTTCGCTTTTACCCGGTACCGACTGCCGAGGCCAGCGACGAGCTTCGGATGATCTACTACTACGACCCGGGGCGGCTGACCACCAACGCGAACAGTAATGTTGTGTTTGCCGCCGCGCCGGAGCTTTTCCTTTACGCCACACTGGCAGAGGCGGCCCAATACCTTGGCAGCGACGGCTCCCGCTGGGAGGGCGGCTACCAGAACGCTATGGGTCGATTGATGCAGCACGCCAAGACCGCAGAGTACGCCGGGGCAACAGCAACAGTCCGGTTGGGTTACTAGAAAATGGCTGGTTTTTTCCAAAATAACCCAGCGGCTACGCAAGTCGGATCAGAGGATGCGACTGAAGGAACTATCGCGGAAGATGCTCTGACGCAAACGGACACTGCCGGTGGTTTTTTTCAAGGAAGCCCTGATCAGACAACGACAGACGCGCACTCCGCTGACGCTCTTGG